AGAGAGTAAGGCTGAGGCTAACAGGCGCGATCCTTATGATCGCCAGCAGGATAGAGCTGCTGATTACGGATATAATATCTTTGGAGGATAGTAATGGGTGGAAAGAATAGCAACATATTAAATCCGGCAGGCATTAGTCTCGATACAATAGATAATACTATTGGAGCCCCTCTTCAGGGTATCGATGCGACGCTTGGTGGTGACGTTAAGCGGTCTATTTTGGGTGGAAAGAAGTCCGGCGGAAAAACCAGCTCTCACGCCCAGAAAGAGTTAGACAGAACTCAAGGTAGAGCAGATGCTTTTATAAAATCATTAAACGAGAACGAATCTATTTCTGACATAACCCGTTCAGAGTTAACGGCCAAGTTCGCCACTAGAGAAAGCAGGTTGCAGGAAGATATCGACAGTCTAACGGGGCCAGGTGGTAAAGGCCTTGGCTTCGGCAGCAACTCCAACATTGGCAAAGACTCAGGGGCTTTCCTACAGGAATTGGAAGACGAGTTCTATGCTGCCTCCACGGGAACTGAAACTAAATTTAAAGTTAGACAAACAGCCCAGCGCAGTGCTGAACTAAGGGCTGATCGCCCAGGCATACTCCAAACGAGAACCACTAAGAATAGACCTACAGGCGGCGGCCCAACAGGAACCCCAACGCCAATAGCTAAGAGGAGTAACAAGTGAAGCCAAAAGATATTATAAAGAAAATCAGTTTCTTACATTCAGAGCGAGCTAACTGGGACGAGCACTGGCAACAGCTAGCAGATTTCATTTTACCCCGTAAGAACAATGTAATCAGTTCTAGGACCAAGGGAGAGAAAGTTAACCAGTTTTTGCTTGATAACACCGCTCTTCAGTCGAACGTATTACTTAGCGGTTTCTTACATGGTCTGTTAACGAACCCTAACTCACAGTGGTTTGAGTTAATGACTGGCGATCCAGAGATTGATAACGACGACGAGGTAAGGCTTTGGCTTCAGAAAGCTTCGCAGAAACTTATGCACATCCTTAACAACTCTAACTTTCAGACAGAGATCCATGAATTATATACTGACTTAGGTTGTTTCGGCACAAGCTGTATGAGTATTGAAGAAGACGACGAGACCGTAGTTAGGTTTTCCACTCGTCCTATTCAGAGCTTTTACATTGTAGAAGACAATAAGGGCCGTATCGTAGAAGTTTACAGAACTTTTAAATGGAACGTTCAGCAGATAGTTGCTGAGTTCGGTATGGACGTATTAAATAAATCAAGAGCTTTACAAAAGGCTTTCGAGATGGACGACGCGCAGGAGTTTAAAATACACCACGCTGTTTATCCTAAGAAGGTTACACCTCAGCTCAGTGGCGCTAAGCCGTGGGTTAGTAAGTACATTTTAGATATGAAAGAATTGGAGCTTCGGTCTTCTGGCTTTAGAGAATTTCCTTACGTAGTACCTCGCTGGTCTAAGACTAGTGGAGAAAAGTACGGACGTTCTCCTGGTATGAACGCATTACCAGAGACTAAGACTCTAAACATGATGGTAGAGACTACGATCAAGGGCGCACAGAAGGTTGTTGATCCTCCATTACAAGCTCCTGATGATGGTTTTTTAGGCAGCATCCGAACTCGTCCTGGCGCTATTAACTTTTACAGATCAGGTACACAGGATTTAATTAGACCTATTTTTAACGACGCTCGTATTGATTTCGGCTTCCAGGCCATTGAAGAGAAACGCGCACGTATTAGAGAATCTTTCTTTGTTGACCAGTTGAGATTAAAGCAGGGCGGACCGCAGATGACTGCGACAGAAACTGAAGCCAGAATAGAAGAGGCGTTTAGGTTTATGGGTCCTGTACTGGGTCGTCAGCAGTCTGAATTACTTAGACCTATGATAGACAGGGTATTCGAGATTGCACAGCGTAAAGAGATGATACCGCCCGCTCCTGAGTTATTACAGGGAATGATTCTAGATGTTCAATATTCAAGCATGATCGCCAAGTCCCAAAGACAGGGTGAGGCCAGATCTATTATGAAGACGATAGAACAGGCCAGCCCATTTATCAGTGCGGATCCAGGTATATTGGATCGTATTGACGGAGAAGCGGCTTTGCTGCTCCTAGCCAGGCTTAACAATTTTCCACAAGAGATCTTGCGTTCTGACCAAGAAGTTAAGAAGATACGCGAAGGAAGACAACAAGCAGAGCAACAGGCTCAAGTTGACGCGCAAACAGCGCAAACAGCTCAGAATATTGGGATGGCTGGACCGGGCTTAGCGGCAGCGGCTAGCATTGGCGGAGGACAGTAATTTGACGAAACAAAATGATACACAGAGTGTTCGTAAGAAGTCTCTTGCTAGCGTTCGTGCCTATAAGGACGCGTTCGCTACCAGTGATGGTAAGAAAGTCTTATGGGATTTAATGAAAGAGGTAGGCTTTAATACTACTAATTTCTGCCCATGCCCTTACACCACAGCCCATAACGAGGGCGCTCGTGGTGTTGTTTTGCATATTTTAAAGCGTATGAACATAGATGAGAAGCGTTTGGAATCAATGATAAAGCAAGGCGAAACAGAAGACGAGCAAGACCAACAGGACTACTTATAAGGGGGAACGATGTTGTTTCGGAAGCATTTTAAACAAGATGAAGCGCCAGCAGACGGCGGCGGAGAAGGCGGCACTGGCGTATTGTCAGCACCGGATCCTGCACCGGCAGCAGAGCCAGTAGCAGCGGAGCCAGTAGCGGCACCTATAGATATAACATTTCCAGAGAACTGGAAGGACGCAATTGAAGCTGAGTACAGAGATGACCCAGCTATGAACTTAGTTCCGGACATACCTACATTGGTAAAGAACTACATTCACGCACAGAAGAACATAGCTAAGAAGGGCGTAGCCCTTCCCGACCAGCACTCGACAGATGATGACAGACGCTCATTTTTTCAGCAGTTGGGTCTGCCTCAGTCTCTTGAGAAGTATGAAGTAGCAGCTCCCAAGGACGCTAGTTTCGAAGACGGCTTCTTAACTGAGTTTAAGCGCGCAGCTTACGATGCTAACATTTTACCTGAGCAGTCAGCTAAACTACTTGAGTGGTATAACTCGGCTAACGCCAACGCCACTGAGCAGATGATGACTAACAATACTGCACAGATGCAGACTGAGCTTCAGGCTTTAAAGCAGGAGTGGGGATCTGACTATGAGAACAAGACTCAGATTGCTAGATCAGTTTTAAGAACCGCTGGGCTAGCGGATGTCAACTCTTGGCTAGAGCAAACTGGACTAGACAATAGTTCTATGATGATTAAGTTAATGTCTCAAGTGGGCGAGCTTATGAAGGAAGACGGAGTAATAGACTTCGGCGACAACGTAGGTCCATCGGGTAAAGAAATACAAACTAGAATCGATGAGTTAGAGCATAACTTTGACGGTCCTTTATATAATAAAAAACACCCAAATCATGCAGCGGCGGTTAAAGAGAAAGACGAACTCTACAACCTACGCTATCCATCAGCATAAAAACTTCACAGTCCCGCTTGACTCAGGCGGGACTTTATTATCCAATCAAAGACATAGCCTCTTAAGTTAGCCAGGGTAATCCGCAATGGATCTGGTGCAGATCTTGCCGAGACTTACCAGGATCTGCATTAGCAGGGTAATCCACAAGCAATTAATACTAACTATTCAAGGAGATTTATAATGTCTTTTAGCGTAACAGAAGCATTTGTTAGACAGTACAACAGTACTATTATGCAATTGAGCCAACAAAAAGGTTCAAGATTACAAGATAAGGTTCGTAAAGAATCACAAAAAGGTAAAGAGCAATACTTCGACCGTTTAGGTTCTGTAGCTGCTCAGAAAAAAGTTGGACGTCACAGTGATACTCCATTAATCAGCACTCCACACTCAAGACGTAGAGTTAGCCTGGTTGATTACGAGCATGCTGATCTAGTAGACAACGCTGACAAAATCAAAATGTTGATTGACCCAGCTAGTGACTATGCACTGTCTTTTGCATGGGCTTTCGGAAGAGCTAAAGATGATGAAATCATCGCAGCTGCTGATGGATCTGCTTACGGCGGAGAAGCAGGAGCTACAGTTGTTGCTCACCCTAACAGCCAAAAAATTGGTTGTATCAATGCTGCCGGTACTGCTGTATCAGGTTTGAACGTAGAAGGTCTACGACGAGCTAAAAAGATCTTTGACGTTAATGACGTTGACGAATCTATTAAGCGTCACTTTGCACACACTGCTCAAGGTCTTGAAGATCTTCTTGGTGAAGTTGAAGTTACTTCTGCTGACTACAATACAGTTCGTGCACTTGTTAAGGGTGAACTAGACACATTCATGGGCTTTGAGTTCTGTAGAACACAACGTCTTGCTGTTCAAGCTGGCGCTTTGGCTATTACTTATGCTACAGGCGCAGTTGGTGCTGGTTCAGGCGATGCTGATACACAAACTAAAAACCTAGCTTGGGCT